TCGTTTTGTAAAACAATGCCGTGGTTTATCCAAGGCTCGTTTGGCAATTCAGGGTATATTTGTTTAATTTTTTCAGTTAAAGTCATGCTGCCCTCACTAAACAAGCATTAAAATTTGTGCCACTAGGTTTCGCTAATATTGTTGAATTAGCCGTATAGTCATATTGGTACATATATGCTTCTAAGTAGTCTGTCGTTCCATTCATATAAATTAACCCTGAAGAATTGACAGAATTATCAGCACCAGAGCCAAATGTTAAAGCAAACGCTCCTGTTAAAAAGGAACTCGCAGACCCATTTTTATAAATAAGGCTATATGCAAGGTAATCTCTTGAAGCAGTACCGCCAGTTAGTATCTGTAAACTTACTTGATAATACCCTGCAACATTAGGCGTAAAGCGATAGTTTGTTGTAGGGTCGTAGCAATTATTTGTATCAAATGTTTCTGAGTTAAGAGTTAATTTAGTATATGTATTAAAAGGAATTGTTTGATTGCCACTTAAAGCAGCCATAAACGCTGGACCATTACCAGCCACGCCTGTGCCTAACTTAGCCTGTGTTACCGAGCCATCCAACAGATACGTACTATTTACCGCACCAGCAGTCGCTGGGATAGCGTTTAGCACACTGCTCACGGAGAAGCTGATCGTCTCGACTAGGTCGCCAGCCGATGCACCAGCAGCCAAGACCACCGTGGTTCCGTTAGTTGCTGTAAAGTCCGCAGAGCCTAGTAACGCACCGTTACGGTACACATCAATAAAGCCAACCGTATAGGAAGGCACGGAGAAAGTAGTCTGTCCAGCAGTCGCTGTGAACTCGGTCTGGGTGCGATAGGCGGTGTTAACAATACCAGACGCTGGGATACCTAAAAAGCGTACTGAGATGTTGCCCGTGCCAGACGGAGGGGCAGCCGAGAAGTTTAAGGCGGTGCCCGAAATACTATAGGTGCTTGGGTCTTGCAAAACGCCAGAGACCGCTACCAGGATAGAGTTGGTGTTGGCCGGGGCAGCCGATAGTGTGAATGCGGTAGTAGACCCCGTACCGTTGAATGTATCGGTCAGGAAGGCTACGTTAGTTGGGACATTGCCTATATAGCTCATTTAGGCTCCTTTGGGGTATTTATTTTTTACGGCTTGAATGTTCGCTTTCCACGCATCTAAGCCTTCGTGGAAGATTGTGTCAAACTGGTCGGCATAGGAGGGGTACTCTTTGGCACGTTTGGTTTTATAGGCATTAGCTGCAACGTAGGCTTCTACGGCTGCTTTATCGTACTCAACGATGTTCTCGTCTTTGTCATAAGCAACATCGCCACGAATGGTTACTACGGATTGGTTTAGTTTATAGATAGCGTCTGTAAAATTAATCATGCTGCAATCTCCATAAGAGTAATTGCTGAAATATCATTATTTGCTTGAACAAAAACAGATCCAGAGTTAGTGAAGTTTGCAAATTGAACTTTATATGTAAGCGCAGAAGTAGTTGCTGGGCTATCTAAATAATTAAATGAAGCGCAAACAATATTGTCGACAAGGCTTCCAGTGTATCCAGCGGCAACTGCAAAAACACCTATACTTGTTCCATTTTTAACAAGTCTTAAATTCACAGCGTTTGAGTTTGCCGCAGCATTTTTATAAACTCCATTTTGACTTACTAAAATAAGTATTTTGCTAGAAGACGCTGTTGGAGTAATTGATGCAGTTAAGCCAGAATCAACATAAGTAGTTGAATTTGTTACAGCAAAGGTTGAAGTAGTAGCATTAACCACTTGCAAAACAGCGCCAGGGAACGTTACCGCCCGATTAGACGAAATAGTACTCACTGGCATTATGGTAGCTCCTTAATAAAGTCTTTTGCTGCTTGGGCGGTCATCAGATTACCCTCAGCGTCTTGTAACTGTGCGGTCTCTTCACTGATGGCTTTCTTAAACTGGGCGTAATCAGAATTTGCGGGGTCGAATGGGATGTTTGCAAAATCAGTTAAACGCTTAACTTGATCGTGTTCGTTACGAAGATTTAATGGGCATAATTTGTACATTTATAACTCCGCTGATGCAACAAACTGACAAACATATGAAGCGGTTGTAGATGCGTTTGTGGTTGTGTTTAAATAACTACCAAAACTGTTTTCACCCCTTCCAAGAATACTAGAAACAGTTAACGTGGTTACACTGTTGTTATACACAGATATTCTATCTGCTGTTCCAGTTTCTGAGTATGTTGTTACTGTTGGTTGAGCTCTCATTGAAACAGGTAGTCTTGCGCTAAAAGGTTTTAACCTTGTTAATGTGCCATCAGCTAATACTTCTAACGGCATAAGTCCTTCAATTGTAGAAGTTCCAGGGACAACGCTAGTATTATAAGTTTTATAATAATACCTCTGACACAATGCCAACTCAGCACCATACGAACCACCAGCCGTTGTGAAGGTCGTTGCCTGTGTGCCTACTTCGAGCTGTACGCCTGTGAGATAGAATGTTGCTCCTGTTGTAGAAGCAAAAGAGGTAGTTGCTGTGGTTGAACCATAAGCTCCTGAACCAAGCCATGAATTAAGAGTAGATGTTGTGTAGGTTGATCCATAACCAAGATTCCACACAAGCACGACTCCGATGCCGTTATTTGTTAGCCATGTTCCTGAAGTATCCCCAGCAACGGTTATAGTTTTTTGTTCCCAAGTGTTTGCAGCGTTAATAGTGTAGTTTGTGACATAAGACCTGTTTCCCGCTGAGTTTAATAGTGCCACAGAATACGACCCAGTGACGCTAGAGCGAACCCAAAATGAAATTGTCACAGTAGCTGCATTTGCAGTTCCCCACCCTAAATCAGCAACATTAAATCCTTCAATTCTCTGGTTCAACGCAAGATAACTACCAGAAACAACTGAACCACCAGTGGACTGTGTTACTAACAAACTATTAATAAACCCAGAGGGGGCAACGGTGGATTGCTGTGATGTAGTAGTTCCTACGTTTGAGAAGCCATAAAAGCGGTCAGTAACATATTTGTTGCTGCCGTCAAAGGTAACACTCGCCCCAGCATTACGCTGGTCAATCACCATGTTGCCGTTAATTATGCGATTCTTAAAGCTAATACCCAAATCACCCTGAACATTACTATCTAATGTTCTCCAGCTAACTGTGCCTTGGCTTGGCGTAATCGCCTGAGTAGTCGTGCTGAGGTAACGCACGTAGACGTTATTCGTTCCAGCCGATGGTGCGGAGGTCATGGTCAGCGTTGTGCCACTGATGGTATACGCATCGTTAGGCTGCTGGACTACGTTGTTGACTGTGACTTGAATGTCATTGATCGAGGCTACAGTGCGGGATAAGGTAAACGCAGTCTGTGAGCCTGTGCCGTTAAAGTAGTCAGTGCCAGAGATAAAGCTCTGGGTGGTTGGTGTATTTCCGAGGTATGGCATAGTTTCCTCTTAGGTGATGTTCAACACGCTGGTTACTACGTCCGCTGATGAAGCAGCCGAAGAGACAACCTTCAGAGCATCACTGGTAATCAATACGACCTTTTGGTCGCCTCCCACGATGACAAGCGAACTGCCTACTGGCACGGTTGCCGTCTCAATCAAGTAATAATCAACACCTGAACGGGTAATGTAAGCATTTACTGTGATTGGGCTAGACGTGGTGTTAGCCACGGACATACCGATAACGGTAGTTTGTGTTGAAGCGCCAACCGTCACGACTGTGGCGGGAGAAGTTCCAACGTCTTTGTTGACATACGAGGTAAATGTATTTGGCATGTTTTTTCCTTATCCTAATGCGATTGCTAGTGCTACAGCCGTACCCGCTTGGTCTGCACCAACCGTACTGTAATCAATTGTTCTTGCTACGCTACCATTAAATGTAACAGGAGCTGCGGCTCCACCAGTAGTGGCGATTGTTAATGAGTTTGTTGTAGTACCAGATGCAGTAGCCCAAGCTAAAGTTCCTCCACTTACAACCAAGGCTTGGCCACTTGAGCCAATCCCTAACTTGCTAAGTGCCGTTGTGCCCGTGGCATACAACAAGTCTCCTGCGGTGTAGCTTGTTTGCCCTGTACCGCCCGAAGCGGCAGGCAATGCTGTAGTCAGGGTAAGTGAGCTAAGGTGGGTAGTAGCGTCAACAACGTTTGTGCCGTTGTTGTATACAAACATGGTTTTACCAGCAGGGACGGCCACGCCTGAACCGCTGGTGTTTTTAACGGTGACTGCGTCCGCCAATCCGTTATTAATGAGATACAGTTTTTCGATCTGGCATCCAGAACCAAGAATTAAGTTCCTCGCCCCGCCAGAAGTTCCTGTTAAATTTAAGCGTAAATTACGAGCTATTTGAGCTGCGTTAGTGTCTGTAAGGGTAACTGTGACGTCAGCGCTAGAAAAGGCAACATCTGCCGAACCCGTAATAGCATCTTCAAGGGCCGTGCCAAGGTTAGTGTTGGTAGTAGCGCCCCATGTTCCAGATTGCTCGCCAGTAGCGATAAGCTCTATTTTTAGCGGGGAAAAGGTGGATGGCATATCTAGTCCTTATACGGTCGTTATTTCAGTCCAGGTAGGATTTTGGGAGTCATCTACCTGAGTCCAACTTGAGGGCTGGTCATCATTGATAGCAGCCCACGTAATCGTTTGGTTATCATCAATTGGCTCCCAAAATAGCCTTGCAGTAACTGAATCTGTCGCTGTTAACGATTCTATTACAGAGGCAACAAAAATACTAGAGGGAGTTGAAACTATCACGGCAACCCTACCCGAATCGGTAAACCCAGCATAGAAGGTACTTCCTGCCGGGTCCATTACGCCTGTTGCCGTAAGGGACTCATTTATAGCTACAACAAAGTTCTGTAACGCTTCTACAAGGTCGGAAGCTACCCCTGTTTCGCTGACATCAACAAAGTAAGCAAAAGCAGCGTCTAGGGCGTCTGCCCCAGCGGCGGACTCACTTACTGCGGAGGCAAATACCTGCCCAGCAAAAATGTTGTCTGCCCCAGAAGCCGACTCACTTACGGCGGTGGCAAAGTTCTGGGAAGAGGATACGGAATCCAGGGCTACTGAGGTCTCATTTACAGTGGTAGCAAACTGCTGGGTTGAAGAAACAGCGTCGGTAGCGGTAGCGGTCTCATTGACTGCCGAGGCAAAAGCTTGGGTAGCCGATATGGCATCCGACCCGGCAGCAATGTCATTAAAAGAAGAATTAAAGCTACTGCCAGCTACAAACTGTGACTCAGAAGCAACCGCACTTTCGTTGACAGCGGTAGCAAATGTTTGCAGTGCAGCAATATTGTCTGTGGCTACGGCAGTCTCATTGACAGCGGTAGCAAACAACTGGGTAGCACTAAATGAGTCCGTTGTTGCACTTATTTCACTTACGGACACCTCAAACGAGCTTGCAGCCACCAATACCGCATCAGAGCCAGCAGCAGACTCGCTTACGGCTGTACCAAAGGTTTGTGCTGCAGAGATAGAATCCGTGGCCGTAGCGGTCTCCGCAACAGCTACCCCAAAGGTTTGTGCTGCAGATACGGCGTCTGATCCGGCGGCTATTTCATTGGCATCTCGGTAATATACCGACATGCCCCATCCGGCTTCGCCCCAGGTGCCTGAGCTCCAGCCGCCGTCTGGCATGATTAACCCGCTACGAGCTGATCTTGCTCAAACCAACGCTGTTGGGTTGTTTCCCCGTCATTCCACTCGATTAAGTAAGACACTACGCCTTCTTCAGACATGCGTAGGGCAATTACTGGGCCTTCTGGAACAACTGCTTTTACCTTTACTACTTCGCCTTTTTTAAACATATTCGTGTCCTTATGCGTCCAAACTAAACGTATATGTTACGTTTAGAACATCACCAGAAGCTACTGTGCGGTCGCCAGGAGCTGCAAAATCAGAAGCAGAAAACAATACACCGGTAAAGCCACCCTTGGTGTTATTGCTAATCAAGAACGCACCACCTACGGTCGAGGTAGCGTTGATATTAAACGCTGCTGGAGAGGCAGAATTACTGATAACAGAGGGGTCAGCCGTAGTCGCTGTGCCAAAGGTGCAGGCAGGGCGGGTAGCGTTGGCATAAGGGGTAATCTCGGTAAAGCCAGCATGGACCGCTGCGGTATCACCAGCAACTGGGTTATTAGACGCAGCAGCGCCGTATAAGCCAATATACCAAGCAGCGCTGTATGTTACGCCAGTAAAATACTTGGTATTCATATCCTGTAAACCTTCGTTTACAACCAAGTTAGAAGGCTCTAGCACCCACTTAACATTGCCTTGAGCGTCTACACACTCAATCTTATATTTACCCGTAGCACGGGCAGAATCACCAGATTTCATCGCCTTGGTTAAGGTGCTAGAAACCTTGTCCTCAACGCTTAATTTTTCAACTTGCATTTTTAGCTCCTTAAAGAATGCGAATAATTGCTTCATTTGCGGTATTTGGGGGCATTGTAATGTTAAATACATTCAAGGCTCCCGCAGTCTGATCCGTACCAAAATTGTATACAGCGACTGATTTATTCCCTTTGCTGCTATTGTATATCAGCGCTCCACGAGCAGTAAAGGAAACACTAGTCCAGGTTAGATTATTAAAAGTTACGTAAGCAACCCCACTTCCTGTGCTTAGGATAGTGCCTGTAAGAATCTGCCCTCCTGCCGCATAAGTACCTTGAGGAGTGACTTCTCCAGACGAGGTATAGACCAGGGTATTTGGTCCTAAAGTGGCAGTAGAGGTATAAAGTGCAATCTTAAAGGTGTCCGTCAAAAAGTTATGGACGCCTTCTAGGATTTCTCGCTTAAACGAGGTGGTTAGAGTTTGTGTCAGCATTTTAGGTCACCGGAACCCTAACTTGACCAGAACGGTAAGCATCTTGACGCTCAAGGCCATCACCAAGGCGTTTAGCCTGTCCAAGGGCTTCGTTGTATTTTTGCTCTACGTTAGCGATCAAATCAGGCTCGCCTTTCATAAATAAGTAAGCCTCACGCAACGAGCCATAAAGCAATACAGGGTCAAAGTTATCGCCAAGCCAAGAAGTGCCTGCATCCACAATAGACTGTGGGTAGAAGAAATAATGCAACTCAGCCAAATAGCCACTATTTGGGGTTGGTCCAAGGATTAAGCTAAGCTCGTTTGGGAAAGTAAGCTGTGGCCCAAAAATAGCGTAAACCTTGGGGACGCCGGTAGTATTAGGGTTTGGATAGGCTTCCCGAATGTAGTTCACGTCTTTGTTAATCAAGTAGTAATACTCTCCGTTGACTACAATAGCCAGGGAATAGACTGATAAAAAGTCGCTTGGGGTAGATAGATACTTATTACCATTAGTCAAGTTTCCCGTTACGTTCTTGCGTAAGGAAGGGAACTGAACGGTGTTATATATGCGCTTTTCTGCCTGCTTTACAAAGACAGGAATATTGTCATCAAACGTCTGTTCGAAGTTTTCGGTGTAATCCTTGATTGCTTGTTTTAGCTCTAAGTAGTTCATGATCCCGTTGCTTTCATGTTGCCTGCGTAGGTTATTGCAATGGTCGGATTAGAAACAGGTACAGGAACCATGCCATCAGCCCCGATAGCGCTGTCTCCAATGACGCCAATATATACGTTAAACGTATCATCAGGGATTGGGCGAGGTTCTTGCAGCGCAATAGCGTCTGAGACATTACGGCGTGGCTCCAATTGTGGATGTTTTGGCTCATAACAATATTGACATGTTTTTAGACCCTGCCACTCTTTGCGAAGGGCGTTAAGCAAGAATCGCTGTCCACAGCGATCACAGGCACCCCAAGCAAGTCGTCCTTGTGCATAAGCCATTAGTAATTTAGTCGAGTATCTGGGACAGCATAATAACTAGCCCGATCACGGTCAAAATCAGCAATTCTCTTAAAATCTTCTTCGTAGATTTGCTTAAGAAGAACCATACGATCTGGCGCTTTTTTCATCGAAATAAAATAAGACAAACCTGAAACCAAACAGGGCAAAAACTTAAAATTTACATCTGCTGTATTAGTAAAACCACCAGCATCTTGAATTCTGCGAATAGCGTAATACACAAAAGTGTATGGCTGGGAATTATCTGGGCAAGGAAAGAAATATGCTTTTGGCTGATTAGTGTGCTGGTAGTAAAACTGCGCTGGGCGCCCTAGAGTGCCTGTCTTATTTGGTGTATGCAGCCATTCTGCTTGGCTAAAACGATTGAGGGTAATATCAATGTTTTGTCCGGGGCTTTGGGGAGAACGAACCACCGCAGACAACACATCTACTGTATCAGTGGGTAAATTGTATTCGAATACGTTGGCGGTTAAAGCCTGTGATCGTTCTTCTATAGTCCATAAATTTAAGCCACGACTAGCCCAATCTAAAAACAGCAAGTTCAGCGAGCGCCTTGCCGTTCTTAAATCGTAACCTGTGCGAGACTCAATACCGCAACGCTCGTACGCTTCGGTAATCAGTTCCTCAATGTCCAGGTCAAAGGTAGTTGTACCTGACGTGGCCATTAGTTATTAGAAGCTGGTAGGTTGTGGAATGCGCTGAGTTTTTGGTGTGTCTACAGTACCTTCGTACTTCTGCTTGTCAAAGTTGACATCGACAGGAGCTGGCTTTTTAGCCTGCTCAGTTGTCTCAGAGAACACTGCACCAAAACCTTTGATTGCTGCACCTACGCCACGTTTTTTGCTCATGATAGCTCCTTATTTACATCCACGTTTCATCATACCGCCCATTTTTTTGTGGGCTACCTTTGCTGGCTTGCCTGCGTGAGCAGCCAATTTTTTATCTTGCATCTTGTCGTAAGCAGAAGGCTTTACATCTCCACCTTTTTTATACGCAGACTGTGGTGCAATCATAGGCAAATTTTTAGCCATTTTGCCGGGTAGCAAAGCACGACCTTGGCGATCAGCTTTTGCACCGCTAGAAGCTTTAGTTGCAGATTTTTTCATCTCGCCTCCTTTAGCGGCTTTGATTGGTTTGCCCATAGCCATAAGCTTGTGGCGGTTTGTGTTGCTTGCGTTGTAGTCCATTTATCTTCCTCTCGCTGAACGTTTAACTATTTTAGCTGTTTTAGCCGAATTAATAAACGCCTGTTTGGTAGGCGCACCTTTTGCTCCAACTGGTCTCATTTTTTCGCCAGAGCCCGCAGCGATCCTACGCTTTTTAGCGGCGATATTGGCATATAAGCCGGGTTTTGCTGCCATTACTTTACCTCCGGTTTTGTAATTATCAGGTAAGTCTTGTTGACTCTTTCCACGAACCTTATCCAATACTTCTTTAAACCCTGGATCAACTTTGTTTTTGTCTACCTTGTCTGTTGCATTAGGGTTTTGTTTGGCAGGGGTTGGAGGAACAGAAGGGGCGGGATTTACACGTTTTACCATTTATTTTCCCCAATGGCCCATAACAAAGCCAATAACTCCTGTTACAGCACTAACTGCTCCACCTGCCCAAATCAAGGCTTTCCAGCCTCCCTTTGCTTCAGACAAAGTTTTTTGGATTATTTGAATCGACTTTTTAATTTCGTCCATGTCTCCAACAAGTTTGTCCATATCTGCTTGAAGGTGTTTAATATCGTTTGCATGTGTGGCTAACTCCCTAGCTGTTTGTATTTCTTCCATTATGCGCAGTTCCATCGTTTTAATGAAGCTTTTGCACGCTCTGCAGGACCCTTAGCTTTCGCTACTACTCCTGACATTCTGGCACAGAACGACTTTTTACGGCCTGCGTCCGCTTTTGTTTTTGGGTTTGGTGCAGGGGCTTTTAACTTGCTACCTGTTGCCTTGTTGTACTTGGCTCTTCCCTTGGCAGTAAGTCCAGCTCCCTGTTTGACAGGGAGCTTTTCTCCACGCCCAATAGCAAGGGAAGGATTCTTAGCCATAAAACACCGTAGCAGTCATGCCAGCAGGGGTTGTTACATAAATACCGTTTGTGCAACGAATGCCGTCGCCAGGAACGCTAATATTAAGTGACTGAGCTGCTGCTGGGGCTACAAAACTAAACACCGTAGTGCCTGCTGAACCATTTTTAATGGTCAAAGTACCGCCGCCTGCGGGAACTCCGACAACCATTCCTTTGATACGGGCGGGTCCAGCAAACACAGCAGCGTCAGTCTGTGCCGCTGCGATTGCGGTTGATAGGACGTCATATTGAAGCATAATTAATCTCCTTGGTTATTGGGGCCGAAGCCCCATAAGATTAATTAAGCTGGGGTCACTAGACCAGAGGCGTCTGAGGGAGCCCAAGCAGAACCTGCTGTCGCACCAACTGCTGTGTAAATAATCCCAGTGGTATAGTCTACAACCATTTTTCCAGTATATTTACCAGTAGTATTAATTGCGTTTGCAATAGCACCAACCGCTGCCGCTGTACTTGACACTAAAGCTAAATTGGCATTTTTGTTGGTCCAAGTGGTTACGCCGCTGCCGTCGGTAGTTAATACTTCGTTAGCGGAACCGTCGTTTGGAGGAAATACTAGGCTGTAGCTTGCTGCTAGGCCGTTTGGGGCATCAATTGTGATGCTATTTGCGTTGTTACTTTGTAGTTCAACGGAAGTCGAAGAAAATACGCCTTCAAACCCGTTTAGGGATTTAACTGGTCCCGTGAAGGTAGTGCGAGCCATGGTAACTCCTTGTATATGCAGTACATTTTCCTGTAGTCTCTGCATCGTCTGCTGGGCCAGTCTACAGGAACTAAATATCCCAGTTCCTGGTGTATTTATACCCTTAAATTCATTTAGTTGCAATAGATTTTTAGATAAAATGGGTTATCCCCGGAGGCGAATCATGAAATTTACCATTAAGAAGGTTGACTTACGCAATGAGTCTAATAAGACCGTAATCCTATATCTTCAGAAAAAAATACTGCCTTCGGATGCTCCTTACAAACCAACTCAGGGGCATTGGTGGTTAGCTTACACAGAAGAAGGCAAGCCAGTAGCGTTTGCTGGGTTAGTCAGGTCACAACGATTTACAGATACAGGGTATCTTTGTCGTGCAGGAGTCTTAGACGAGTACACAGGACACCGTTTGCAAAGACGCCTAATTAATGTAAGAATCCGTAAGGCCAAGGAATTAGGCTGGAATTGGATTATTACAGATACAACCGATAACCCTGCTTCATCTAACTCATTAATTAATGCTGGCTTTAAAATTTATACCCCTAGTACCCCGTGGTCGTTCAAGCACGCAATCTATTGGAAATACAGAATAGACCAGAGCGATGCCTTACAAAGACCCAAACGATCCAAGAAAAAAGCAGGCGTTGCGTAGGGGTTCTGCCAATCATTACAAGAAAAACAAATTAAAGGTACTTATTGCTACCTACAAAAGAAAGAAAGAAGAAAGAGAAAAATGGATTGCATTTAAAGCCAGCCTAAAATGCAGTTACTGTGAACAAAACCATCCTGCTGCGCTAGACTTTCATCACGAAGACCCCAAACAAAAAGACCGAGAAGTCAGCTACTACGTAAAAAACTACCAATACACTAGGGCGATGGAAGAAGTTAAAAAATGCCTTGTCCTATGTGCCAACTGCCATAGAATTTTGCACTTTAACGAAATTTCTAAAAGACAAAAGAAAAAGCCCCACCGAAGTGGGGCCTAACCTCACGTGAACAAGGTTTAAGCTGCGCCAGGTGATCCGTAGATACCACGTGGATCAGACCAGCCGAAGCTGTAACGCTCACGAGCCTTGTAACGTACGTTGCCGGTGTCGAAGTCGCCTTCGAAAGCTGTACGGATTGGGGCACGTTGGAACATCTTGAGTCCATTTGGAGCGTCGGTTAACAAGAACCATGCCGATACGTCGGTTAGGTAATGGTTAACAACGAATCCATCAGGAATTAGACCCATAGACTTGATAGCGTTGATGTCGTTATCAGCCGTAGCAGTACGGAGAGTAGACTTCATTAAACGCTCTGCTGTGAACTGGAGTTCTTTTGGAACTACCAACTTCTTAGCAATCAAGGCAATCTTCAAACCACGCTCGTCTGTGAAACCAGCGATGTCGATGATACCTTGCTCAAGGGAGGTCTCATTCAAGTCAGCAGGAACCGTAGGACGGTTGCTGAAGTTTGGACCTAAAGCGGTTGGGTGGTTTGTTGCGCACAATTCTACGCCGTCGCCACCTTTATAGTTGCTGTCAAAGGCGTTGTTCAATACGGACGCACCGAATACTTGCTTGGTGTGAGCCATTGAACGAGCCAAAGCCTTGGTATAACGGCTTGCCAAACGGTCGTAGAGGTTGTCCTCGATTGCCTCTTCGGTAATCGAGAATGCCAATGCGATAGTCTGGTGGGTGTAGCGAGCGGTAAATGACTCTTGTGCAGAATCATAGTTAACGCCAGCGCCTTCAGCCTTAACTGGGGCTTGACCGAAGCCAGTCAACATAACTTCTTCTTCGAACGCACGCTCAGAATCTTCAATTTCGAAGATATCTTCGTGTTCGTTCTCATAACGCTTGTACTCGAGACCGAATAAAGCGTTAAGGCCTGGTTCTAGTTCTTTAACTAGTTGTGAACGAGTGATAGCCATGATTAACTAACTCCTGCTGTTGGTGCTTTATACAGATGCTCATTGATCGTAACGATCAAGTCAGCGTATGCAGCGGTTAAATCACTGTTGCTGGGATCAGCGGTAACACCAATAACTTTAACATTGAGTGCAGAAGCTGCAGCCAAAGAACCAGTGCTAAGCTCTAATCCAGAAACGCCAGTTGTAACGTTACCTGCTACTGTTTGTACCAAGTCAGCGTTTTGGCCGATAGCGGTTACGCCAGCGACGCCAGAAGCCTGAACTAGGAACTGAGCATAAGGATCGTCTACAACAAATGCAACAATATCGTCAGCAGCAATGCCGCCTGGATAATAGTTACGCCATACAGGCTTTTTGCTTGTAGGGTCGGTGTAGTTACATCCAATGAAAACACCAAGAATGTTAGCTGCACCAGGGGTGTGTTTTACGATGAAACCGGTAGATACACCGGTAGCAACACCGAAAGTTACGGTATCGCCCTGAAAGATTGCTGTAGCCGTACCACTAGCGATTTTGTACTGTGTATCACCATCGCTGTTGTAGTTACTGCCTAGCTTTCCTAGAGGACGAAGACCAAAGGCTTTATTTACGTTTGCCATTTGTTTTCTCCAAAATTAAATTAATTAGCCTTCACTCTTAGAGTTAGGGCCACCAAAAGAAACACGAGTGTTACGCTCTGGCTGCTGAAAACGCATTGTTGAATGCGCATTCTCTTTCATCATGTTGTTGTCTACTGCTTCAATTTGGTCCCTTGCACGTTGGCGGTAATAGTGATTACGCTCACCGACAGTTTCTTCGGGGATTTTCGCTAAAAGTAAGCCGCCAACTCCGACGACTCCTTTGTTCCGACCATCTTCAACAGCAGGCATGGTGTTTTGATACTCTTCGGGCAACTCTTCTAAACGAACGAGTTCATATCCCTCACGAAGCTTACTAAACACATTCTGCTTGTCTTCAAAGCCTTGAACTTCAGAGCGAATCCAACGATATTTAAAACCATCTGGTGCAGGGGGAGCATCCAAACGAGAAGGAGGTGCCCATGGTTTACGTTGCGCAGTCTTTTCACGTGTTTCAGCGTTACGGGAGCTGCGATTAAATTTAACAGTATCAGTCATGGTTTTATTCCTTTACGTATTTGGCATATTCCTCAATAGGAACACCAAGTTTTTTAGCAATAGCGACTTGACTAGGAGACAGTCTTACGCTGCGGCGTGCATTAGTATTTACTCCGGATGACCGGGCTGCAGGTGCAACGGCCTGCACGGGTTGCCGTTGTTGCCTGTTAGGTTGTGCAGCGAACTTCTGCGGAAACTGTGCTTTAATTCGCCGATTTAGCTCATCATAATACTCATCTGATGATCCGTCAAACCCTTCTGCTTCACGAAGCTGTTTATCTATCCCCCAAGCAGCATAGGTCATCGTTGTATCTTGACCAAACCATGGGTTTTCTTCTGCCCAAGACTCTGCCTTTGGATCAACCCGTGGAGCCTGTTGGGCTGGAGGTTGAAACTGAGGTTGTTGGTAAATCTGCTGTGGTTGGATAGGCGGGTTGTAAATCTGTGCTTGAGGTTGCTCTGCACCTCTTTCTAAATAGCCAGCAAGCTCCCGTTGCTCATGCGCTAGAGAAGCTAAACGCTCTTGAGCTTCGGTTTCGGTGTCAATGTCACCTTCTTCACGGGCTTTTTTGATAATTTGACGAATAGTCAAAAGCTGGGTGTCTACCCGGCTCTTGGCTTCTGCCAAGCGGCCATAATCAGAAGTAGCAGCCCGTTGTTGGGCTTGCTGGAACTGACCTTGAACGCCTTTTGCAAACTCCAAAGCTGCCTGTTCACGGCGTTCTGCCTCACGCAGCTTAGAAGTTAGCTTATCAATCCGTTTTTTAACGGTATCGCTGTATTCCTTGAGCTCTTCGCCCTGGTTATTGGCTTCTTCCTTGGCAGGCTCTTTATCTACAGGCTCTGCTAAAGCAGGTTTGTCTGGCTCTGGAGCAAGGTCTTCTACAACCTCTGCCTTGCCATCATCATCTATGTCGACTTGAACTTCGGGTGCGTTTTCTGCCCCTACTTCGATGTCGTAAGTCGGATTTTCAGTTACTTGTCCCATTGTTGCTCCTTACATGTGCAAAATATCTTCGGGGTTGTTAATAACAGCAATGATTTCGTCATCATTTAAGATTCGGATTTCACCTTCGTCAATTCCAATACGGGAACCTGCATATCGGGTGAAAACTACCCAATCACCGTCCTTGCACCACGCTCCTGTAGGAAATTTGCTTTCGTCTTTATATGCCAAAGGACCAGTTTTCAGAACGTAACCACATACTGTGGTTATTTGGGTCTGCTTTTTGGTCTCTTCGACGTATAAAATACCGCCTTTAGATTTATTTGTGCCCCTGTAAGGTAGAACAGCAATACGCCATCCTGTGGGAGTTGGAATACGGTCTAAAACCGCTTCCTCAATCCTGTCGGGCTCTAATTGCCCATCTTCGTTATAGGCGTCTTCAAGTTCAGGCCCTCTTGCTGCCTTCTCGTCTGCCCATTTCTGCTCTAATGCAGTCAATTCCATACGGTTTTCTCCACAGGGTTAGTCAAAAGTCTCTTTCTTAAGCATGTCTTGTACGACCTGCTCAACAAAAGTGTAGCCCTCAAGCCTACCCATCATCTGGCGGTATTGTTCCATATTCTTCATGGACCCCGAGATCACGAGTTGTTCCGTATCCTGCCGCATGCGGCGAATTTCGTATAGCAAGTTTTCTGTAAACTTGAGCATGGTTCCTACCATGTTGCAAGAGGACTTTTAGCCCCTCTTGATAGCTAGTTACTGTGAATATACACAGTATATTTCAAAAAATCAATAAATACCTACAGGAAGGTTTCCGTCACGCTTGTACGTAACAGTCCCCCCTCGTTTTTGAATAGCCCGTTTCTGACTAGCCACCACATTACGGGGCTTTGCCGACGAAACCGAGCCACCTTCTTCTTTCTTTTGGACGCCCGCTTTTTTAAGGCTAATCGCCACCGCCTGCTTGACCGCAGCTTTTTTAGACTTAGGAGTGCTCGTACCGATACGCCCCTTAGACTGGTATGTGTCGACGAGTTCTTGGATGTTTCCACTAACTGTTTTTCTACTGCTTCCGGATTTGAGAGGCATTTTGGGCTCCTTTTTGTAACATAGCCATGATACGTTCATTTGCAATTTTTTCGTTAGACTGGATTTTAGCCACGTCAATTTGGTCCTGCTTTTGCTTGTCCATCTGCTCCATTTGGAGGCGGGCGCTAGCTTCTTGCGCTTTTTGCTGATCTCGCTGGGCGCTTTGCTGCAGCTCTTGCTTCTTCAGTTCAACTAATGGGTCTGTTTGGTCACCCATAAGCTGGTTTTGAAGTTCCCGTACTTGCTGAAGGTTCTCAACAATCTTCAAGGCAATCATGCCTTCTTTTTGCAAGTCAGACACCATATTTTCAGGGTCTGTGCCATACGTTTTGAAGAGTTCTGCTTCCACATCCTCTTCTGCCCTTAAGCGGCAATGCTCTAGGATATGCTTTTGCAGCTCCACCGCAGCCAAAGGATTGGATTGTAGGATTGGCGAGATACCTTGGATTAAGTGGCTCACAATATGAGCGTCATGTTGTTGTCCAGGAAACGCCTTGAGCTTGACTCCGTCCATTACGTCGCCATTTTCTGTGGCTGGGTCTTTTGGCAAGTCTGGGTTTTGTGGTTTTAAGATTGCGTCAATATTTTTAGTTCCCAGCGCCTCATAAATACGGCGATATGCCTCATACAGGTTGTGCATCTGTGGAGCCGACTGCGCCAACTGTAGTTGGGTCTGCGCCATGGTGATACGCTGTGCTGTCGAAAAGATATTGGGGTCTGCAACAGGAATTACATCGACGCTACCGTCAAAATCGGTACGCTTAATCTTACGGGAAGCGCCGGGTACATCATATGGGTACTCGTCAGGCAAGGATTCACCAAAGCCGTCAGCCAATAAGCGGAACTCAAGCTTCTGGGCATAGTGCATCCGCTTGTGAATAGCGGACATGATGTTTGCGCCTTTTTCCAAGAGTGCAATAGTGGTTCCAACTGCTGCTTGCTGGTTGCCGTCACCTACTTGCATGTCTGCAATCGACGCCAAGCGTTTACCAGCCTCAACGCAGAAGCCCAACAGGGTAAATAACGTCTGGCTTGGCTCTTTGTATGGCAAAGGTAGCATAGAAGACTGCAAATCAGCGCCACCTGCGTCAATATCACGCCATTCGCCAGGTTGTAGTGGTACATCGTCGTTGGCAATACGGGCGCCCTTGGCTTTAAAGCCTGCCGGCAGGTTAGCCAAGGTTCCTGCGTCGATTAATTGACGCATGGAGGATGTTGCGGTGCGGGTTAAGCCACCAATCAAGTGTACAAAACCAAGGCCGTAGGCTCCCGGTCCCTCTACGAGCACATAATGCACAAAATACTCTTTACGGCACTTGTAGCCGTCCTTCATTTTCCAATTACGACGAATCCCGACCACTTGGTTGGTGCTTTCTTCGATGGTAATGACATAAGGCAGGGCAACACCGGTCTCTTCGCCGTCATCGTCCTTGTCTTCAAAGCCTTCTAAGTCCCAATCCACGTGGAACTCATACAAAAACACTTCTTCTGGCTCACCAGAGGCAGACATACCGACTAATTTGTCAATGCTGTCTTGGATTACGTCGCCTGGAGTCGAATTAACGACAGGCTGGACGTTAACATCACGATAAAAACCAATATTGACCAGCTTGCGGTACTCATTTGCGTCCATTGGCACACGATGAGTAATGCGTGGGCACTTCGACATAATGGAAGAGCCGTTGTAAGGGATAAACAGATCATCTGGCAACACTAGTTTGCTTACCATCTTGCCTGTTTGTGGGTTTTGATAAACTTTTTTAAACGCTGAGCCACCATAACCTGCATAAAACAGTAATTGGTCAAACTCAGGGGTGTAATCCGCCATGTCAGTAGTCAGTTCGTAGTTCATGAACTCTTTGACACGCTCTGCTTTGGCTAATTTCTCACGAGTTTCCTTGCCAAGCACCTGTGTTTTGACAGGGCCTTCGGCTGGCATGAGTTCTTTGAACGCTTGAGCTTGAAATTGTACGATTGCTTCGGTGAGCATGGGGTGTGCTGTGCCACAAGCGCCCTTAAATGGCTTGGTACGCTCCTCGTATGAGAAGCCAAGAAGCTCTAAGCCCTTAGAATACTGCTTTTCCCAATCACCACGGCTCGCTTTATCAGCGTCTAACAGCGCCATAAGCTCGCTGGAGATAGGACCAAGCTCGCTAGGGTCTACTACTTCGGCTAAATTGGCGTCAAACGGCACTTCTTCGTGCTCGTCCTCGCCCATTTCGACTGTTGCACCGCCATCTTCTTCCAAAATAATCTCAATGTCGCCCTCTGGCGTCTTCATTTCGATCTCAGGAAGCTCAATATCAATTGTTTCTTCGTCTTCTGGACGGTTTTTTTCAATAGCCATAATTATTTATATCTCCAATCAGGCGGCACAAAGTTTGGGCGCTCTGTAATTGACAGTTCGCCGCCTAGTTTAGCCGAGTAATCCTTTAAAAATGCGTCCACTTCATTAAAATATTTTTCGGGGCTGTTATTTCCCGTGCCTTTAATTTGTGCAACACGACTAAAACTGCCGTTTTGATCTTTTTGAAGTTCTATCGTAACATGCGGCACCCCTTTTTGGTCCCGCAAAGAAATAATTTTTGTATTTTGTTTGGCTACGGCATTGCAATAACCAGAGCCACCCACGCAGTGACCCATAATATTACCCTCAAGACTTAACGCATCGGGAGTTTTTACGTCCACCCATTTGTAACCTTCTCCCACTGGCAGCAGTTCTTTAGTGCCTTCAAATAATACTTTTGGTGAAAATTTGCTGGGATCACGACGTGCTGCTTCCATCCTTGCGTGCCACTGCTTGGATTTGGCAATTGCATCTGCCACACCCATGTTTTTAATGTCGTTGGGGTTGCGAGTTAACAGGTAATCACGTAATTCAATCATGTCCAATACACCTCGTGGACCGGAATTAGTCGATGCAAATATTGGTTCCCCTTCTGCAACTGCCTTGCGTACATGTGGGGGCAGATCGGATTGATTCATCATCCGCATTAATGCGCCTGCTTCGGATTCCTCTGCCATTTGCTTAAAGCCGGGAGCGCTGTAAAGTCTTGGATACTTTTCTAATTGTTCTGTGCTTATTCTGTTAACAGACGTCATCAGTTCAGTTGGGCTATCAGGAGATTGCTCTTTAATTTTTTTCCTAAGCGCTTTTTCCATGTTAACTAGGTAGCTGTTAGCGTTTCCTTTACCAAGCGCCTTGGCTTGTCCTTCTCCTACGTACGCATTTAAACTGATTGATGAGTCATACGCATTACGCACATTTTTTAATGCGTTTTTATCCCCTGCTTGCGCTGCGGCAAATTCGTCAGCAGACGCATATGTATAATTTGGAATTTCACCAGAAAGCATTTTTTTAAAAATTGGATCGTCTGCAGTGCCCATATCATTCATTACATAATTACGCAACTTTTTGTCTATGAATTTCACGACTTCTGCTTGCTGCGGATCAGTACGATCTAAGTCTTCTGTAAAATGGCGAACGTGAATATCAAAATTAGATAAAGGCGGTTCCTCTATAGATTTCGCACCAAGGTACACGCCACCTTTTGGTCGTACCGCAAACGCTGTACCAGGAGCCATGATCTTCTGTGCTAGGTTGCTGCCACCTTGTCCGGTACTTGCCATCGCCAAGTCTTCCAGCGCCGCTTTAGCTGTGCCTTTCACGGCTTGCCCTGCGGCGACCACGGCTCGTGGTCCGGCAGTAGGACTTAAAATTCCCGTTCCCAAGCGTGTCAAAGTTTCTGTGGTCGAGCCGGTTGGCTTGTCGGCAATGCCTAGCTCTCGAGACTTTTGAATCAGATAGTCACTGCCCCCTACAGGCTTCTCAGTCGCAAGCTTACTGCCGGTGACGTAGTCTACACCTTTTAAGCCAAGATTGATAATGTCTACCGGAGCACCCAACAAGTCGTAAGGGGTATATTGGGTACTACGCAAGATTTCTTTAGCCGTGCCTTTTACCTTTTCGCCCATGCTGGGCTCTGGCTTTTTTTCGACTTCCCCGCCTTCTGCAAACAAAGGGGTACTGGTTCCTGCAAAGCCACTTACGTCCCCTAAGCCAAA